CGCATCACGAAGGTCGCCAAGTCCTATAAGGACATGGAAGCCGGCGCCGCGAGCGGCGAAGGTCGCCTGCAGAAGACCGACATCGAATCGCGTCATACTGACGCGCCTGCGCGCAAGAGCGGCGGTCGCATCAGCAAAGTCGCCAAGTCCTATAAGGACATGACGGCTGGCGCCGAAAGCGGCGAAGGTCGTCTCCAGAAAATGGATATCGCGAAAGCGAAAAAGGCTCGCAGCAAGTAAAATTGCTGCGACCGCCGGCGGGGGCGCCCCTTCCTTGCTCCCGTCGGCACCATTACATTAGGAAGGCCAGTAGGAAGGGACTGGTATATGTCTTCGATAACGCCGCTACACGTCTATCGCGCCGAATTAGAGAAGCTATTGAATGAGGAAATTGAGCGGTTGATGGAATCAATCTCGTTTGGTCATCTTGAGAACTTTGCAGAATATAAATTTTCTGCAGGGAAAGTCGCCGGGCTGCGTCTGGCGCAAGACTATCTGCTTGAAGCAGAGCGGATATACAAAGAGCGTGTTCTCTAACGGAAGGGTAAGAGAAGATGGTAGCTATGCTTATGGATCACGAAACCGACCCAAAGCAGAAAATTCTGGAAGAAATCGGTGATCTCTCAAATATTGAGATCCTGAACAACCAGATTCTCTGCGCTGTCTATGTGCGGCCGACAAAAACCAAAAGCGGTCTCTATCTGGCGGATCAAACGACCGCGGAAGATCGGTTTCAGGGCAAGGTTGGGCTGCTTATTGGCATGGGGCCGTCAGCTTTTCAGGATGAAAGCGGCCAATGGTTCGCCGATTCGTCTTTTAAGCTGCATGATTGGCTTGTTTTCCGGCCTTCTGATGGATGGAATGTCACGATTAACGGCGTTTTATGTCGCATGTTGTCGGATACGCAAGTCAAAATGCGCATTCCTGCGCCTGATGTTGTTTGGTAATTGGAATAAGGAGAAAATCTATGTCTGATGACGACGATCACGTTGATGTCGAGATCAAAGAAGCAGAAAAAACATCGAAAGATGAGCCAAAAATTGAAGTTGTTGAAGAAACTTCTGCAAAAAAGGAAGATTCTTCAGACTCTTCTGTTGATGAAGGCATAAGCGAACTGAAAAGGAAGCTTGATGCTGAGAAAAGAGCGCGCGAGGAGGCGGAACGCCGCGCTTATGATGCTCAAAAGCAAGCGCATCAGTCTAACTTCGACGCCAAGCGCGCCGATTTGCAGTCTGTCGAGAGCGCTCTTGAGATTATCAAGTCTCGCGACGAGTCTTTGAAGCGTGCTTATGCCGAAGCGCATGCTTCTGGCGATTCTGACCGCGTTGCCGAAATTGTTCAGGCAATGACGGTCAATGAAGAGCAGAAGAAAGACCTGAAGAAGGGCCGCAAGGAACTGAAGCGGCAGATTGAAACGGCCGAACGCCAGCCGGTTAATCCTGTGCCGCCTCCGCAGGTCGATATGGTGGAGCAAATTGCTCAATCCGTATCGCCGCGGTCTGCGGCGTGGATCCGTGAGGCTAAAGATCACCTCAAGGATGAGCGCTCAGTCCGTAAGATGTTTCGGGCGCATGAAGACGCGGTCGAGGATGGCATTACGCCTGATACGGACGAGTATTTCGCCTTCATTGAAGGTCGTCTTGGCATCAATCGCCAGCAACAGCAGGAAGTCGAAAGCCCAATGTCATCTGCAGCAGCGCCGACGCCTCGCCGGTCTTCGCCCCCTCCTGCGGCGCCCGTATCCAGACAGTCGACGCCATCGAATGTGATGCGCCTGACGCGGTCTGAGATCGATACGGCGCGTGATCTTGGCATGACGCCTGAAGAATACGCGAAGAACAAGTCTTTGCTTATTAAAGAAAAGCGCTACGGAAATTAGGAGATATATAGATGAATACCCCTACTCGCGGTCGGCCAAAGGCCGGCATGTTCTCACGGGCGGCTTCTGCTGCTGCGTCTGTTGCTGCTGAAGAGCCCGCTGATGTCGCTGAAGAGCGTCCTATGCGGCCTTCCTTGCGGGATGATGACCCTCGCGCACGAGCCAAAAAGCGTGCCGAAGAACTTCGCGCGCATCTTGGCGAACTGGATGATGGGACGGATGACTTCTATGTCGATCCCGACTCCATCCCGGATGGCTGGACATATGAATGGAAGCGCCATTCTATTTACGGCCAAGAAGATCCTGCCTATCAGGTTCAGCTTGCGCGTGATGGCTGGTCTGCTGTGCCGGCGTCGCGTCATCCTGAGATGATGCCTTACAATACGACGGAACAGACGATCCTTCGTAAGGGTCTCATGCTGATGGAATGCCCGACTGAAATCGTTCAGGAGCGCAAGCTTATTGAACTGAAGAAGGCGCGAGATCAGGTTCGCCACAAAGAGCAGCAGATTGCCGGAACGCCTGATGGCACGATGACGCGAGACCATGCGCGCGTTAAGCCGTCTATCAAAAAGTCGTTCGAGGCGATGGCTATACCGGAAGAATAGTCGTCAAGATCTATGGAACAGTCCATGTAGTTTTTGCGATACATCGCAATATACTGCATGGGCTAGTTCTGGGGTCTTAAAATATCCAAGCCAATATTGCTTGCCTTTAATTGATATGCGGGCTCTATATTTCCCGTTTCTTTTATCTAAATGAGCACCTTTTAGACCGCTTACATTATGAGCCCGGCACCTTGTATTTCTGCAATTTTCTTCATGAGTAGCTTTTCTTAAATTTGAAATTCTATTGTCTTTTCTATCTAAATTTATGTGATCTATCTGTTCTTTTTCAGATATGCTTCCGTAAAAAAATGCCCATGCCAATCTATGCGCCAAGTAATCAACGCCATTCACTCGAATTGTTTTATAGCCTTTCGAGTGAGTTGCGCCGGCTTCCATGCCTGCTTTTACATGGCCTTTTTTATTGACCTTCCACTTAAAAATCCCTGTGACGGGGCAATAATCAAGCTGATCTTTCATCCATTCAATAGACGAAATAGCGGAAGTTTTTACAGGCATTTGATTTTCTCTTTATTAAGTATATAATCCGACCAGCCTAATAGGCACTGCTCCCCCGGCGTGGAGCGCAAACACTTCCCGGCTACCATATCGCCCCGGTGCGCGATGATGAGCCTCCCCTTGAAGGAGAACCATCGTGGCGAACACTAACAGCCCCTTTGGATTCCGTCAATATCAGGGCACCGGATCCGCTCCGACGTATGAGCAGGTCACGATGACCATTGATAAAGACTACACTACCCCGATTTACTTCGGCGATCCCGTTCAGCCCGTCACCGGCGCTGCGACTGGCTACATTCAGGTTTATAACCCCGCGAATACGGTCTCGACGGCCGGCATTCTTGCTGGCGTTAAATACCTTTCGACGTCGCAGAAGCGCATCGTTTGGTCGAACTACTGGCCGGGCAGCGACGCCTCGCAGGACGTTGAGGCTTATGTCATCAACGACCCGAACGCGAAGTTCCTCGTTCAGGCTGGCGGCACGAATGTCGGCTTCGACAAGATCGGCCAGAACATCGACGTCAACATGGGTTCGGGCAATGCCGCTTCCGGCATTTCTGGCGCCTATGTCGAATCGCCCGGCACGGCTGCTACGCTCCCGTTCCGCGTTGTCGACGTTGTCGCTAACCCGCCCGGCGCCAATGGCACCGACATTACGGCTGCTTACAATCTTGTGATTGTGCAGTTCAACGACTCGCTGGCCCGTGCTAACGGCGCTCAGACGGGCATCAGCTAAGGGGAGTAGGCAACTATGGCTGTTAATCTCTCTGCCATTAAAGACCTTCTGCTCCCCGGCCTCCGCGGGATCGAAGGCAAATACGAGATGATCCCGTCTCAGTATGACAAGATCTTTACGAAGCATGATTCCAAAATGGCGCTTGAGCGCACTGCGGAAATGCGCTTCTTGGGTCTTGCCCAGCTGAAGACTGAAGGCGGCCAGACGGCGTTCGATAACAGCGCCGGAGAGCGTTACGTCTATAATCAGGAGCACGTCGAAATTGCTCTTGGTTATGCGATCACTCGTAAGGCCATCGACGATAACCTGTATAAGACACAGTTTATGCCGTCGAACCTTGGCCTGATGGAATCTTTCCAGCAGACGAAGGAAATCTATGGCGCGAACGTCCTGAACACGGCGACGACGTATAATGCGTCTGTCGGCGGCGACGGCGTTTCGCTTCTCAACTACAGCCATCCGATTGACGGTGGCACGGTTGCGAATACGCCGCTGGTTCAGGTCGACCTGAACGAGTCGTCGCTGCTTAACGGCATGATTGCCATCCGCACGAACTTCAAAGATCAGGCTGGTCTGAAGGTGTTCGCGCGTGGTCGTCGTCTCGTTGTGCCGCCGGCTCTGGAGCCGACTGCAATCCGTCTGACGAAGACGGAACTGCGTCCCGGCACCGCGAACAACGACGTCAACGCGATCATGATGACTGCCGGCGGTCTGCCGGAAGGCTACATGGTCAACGACTTCTTGACCAATTCGCGTGGCTGGTTCCTGCTCACGAACATTGACGGTCTCTCCTACATGGAGCGCGTTAAGTTCGAGACCGATATGCAGGTCGACTTTGTGACCGATAACCTTCTGGTTAAAGGTTACGAGCGTTATAGCTTCGGCTATTATAACTGGAGAAGTATCTATGGTAGCACTCCAACGTAATCAATAGGTTACGTTAAGCTACAATAGATTGACAGCAATAGTCCTCCGGTGTATCTCTCAAAAGAACACCGGAGGGCACTATGAAGGGCAGGGCAAAAATTCCGCGTTTTTCGCACGAAAGATTACTAGCTATTTTGGACTACACCCCAGAAACAGGTGTCTTTGTGTGGAAGATTAGCCCGGCAAAAAACGTGAAATCTGGATCAGTTGCTGGCGGAGACGCCAAGGGTAACGGATACAGGTATATTCGCGTTGATGGCGAAGAAGTAACCGCTGCGCGTCTAGCGTGGTTTTATGTAAAACGCGAATGGCCGGAGAGAAGAATAAGATTTATAAACGATGATAAGACAGATCATCGTTTTGAAAATCTTACGCTTTATGATGGGATTGCAGGTGAATTTGACCATAAAACTAGAGAAGGCAAATTAGCTTATCTCAAGAAATATCGGTCATTAAATCCTGAAAATGAAAAATCCCGATCACTGCGCGGAAGTTTTGGTATTTCTCTTGATGATTATGTGATCATGCTAAACCGCCAAAATGGCAAGTGCGCCATTTGCGGTCAAGCTGAAACGCATAAAAGAAACGGTAGGGTGAAAGCATTAGCCGTAGATCATGACCATAAATCTGGTAAGATACGCGGATTGCTGTGCTCAGACTGCAATACAGGTATTGGTAAGCTTAAAGATGATCAAAAGATCCTCCGAAAAGCTGCCGATTATCTTGATAACCACTCCGACCCGCAGGGACATCCTTCGGTTCGTTCTCTAAACTAAGGAGGCGCCAACATGGCCCTTACTAACTTCCCGAATGGCATTACGTCTTTTGGTGTTCCGGTTCTCGGCACCATCGGCGGTCTGCCGCTGACTGGCACCTATTTCTTCGTTGATCCGGCCGCTGGTTCGGATGCGTATGACGGCCTCTCGCCGGAAACGCCTTTCCAGACGATCTATGCGGCTTATGCTGCTGCGACCGCTGGCAACAACGATGTCATCGTTCTGATTGGCAATGGCTCGACGAGCGGCACTGCCCGCATGTCGACGGCTCTTGCTCAGTCTGTCACGTCGTCTGCGACGACTGGCACGATCACTTGGGCGAAAAACGCAACGCATCTGATTGGCGTGACGGCGCCGACCGGCGTTTCGAATCGCGCTCGTTTCGCGCCTCCGACGGGCACCTACACGGCTGCGACGTTCGGCAACAGCGGCAATATGTTCAATGTTACGGCCTCTGGCTGTATCTTTGCGAACTTCTCCGTCTTTGCCGGCTTCTCGACGGGTAACGCCTCGCAGGTGACGTGGATCGAAAACGGCGGCCGCAACTATTACGATAGTGTGCAGTTCGGCGGTTTCGAAGACACGGCTTCGGCTCAGGGCACCGGCGCTCGCGCGCTGAAGGTCATGGGCACGGGCGAGAACACGTTCGTTGGCTGCACCATCGGTCAGGACACTGTTACGCGCACGGTCGCGAACGCGAACCTTGAGTTTGCTTCGGCCACGCCGCGCAACAAGTTCATCAATTGCGACTTCCCGATCATGACGTCGTCGGCCAATTCGGTCGCGATCCTTGGTTCGGCTGCTGGCGCGATTGACCGTTGGAACAAGTTCCAAGCGTGCATGTTCTACAACGCTGTTGACTCGACCTCGACGACGATCAGCGCGGTTGCGAACCTCAATGCTGCCGCTGGCGGTAGCCTTGTGTTCAACAACTGCACGGCCGTTGGCGCCACGAAATGGGGCGATGCGGGCGCGCTTGCGAACTCGTATGTCGATAAC